GCAGGAACCTGAGCAGGTGGAACTACGACATTCACGGGAGGCATACGAACAACAGGGCGCGGAACGTTTACAACGGGCACATCGGGCTTAGGCGCGAGTACATTCACATGCGGAGACGGAAGTTCATCCCTATCGACTACAGGCGCATGACCGTCCTGATTGTCTTTTGATCCTGCTATCAAATTCCACACGCCCGAAGCGCCAGAGGTAACACTGTGAAAAATAGACGCGCCATGCTGTCCAATCCACGTGAAATAACCAACAGCCTTTTCAAGCCAGCCAACGACACCCTTTATCGCACTGCCAACGATTTTCCCGAACGCCTCTCCGCTGGACGTAGCCTTCTCAACCCCGTCTTTTGTAAGGTGAACAGGCTGCAATAGGTTGGTGAACCATCCCCATACAGATTTCACCACACTGACAATAGGGCTGAACGCGGCGGTAATACCCGGACCAAGGGGGCCAAGGCCTTCCTGAATACCCTTCCAGACACCGCCAAAAAATGTCTTTATCGGTTCCCAGTATTTATAGATAAGAGCTGCTGCCGCACCGATCGCCAAAACCGCGACGCCAACAGGCGAAAGGAGAGCACCGAAGGCTAGACCAACCCCACGAATGGCCGTCCCAATACCGCTGAATGCAACACTTACTCCGGCACGCAATCCCGCGAATACGCTTCGCATAGCCGCAGCCGGGTTTGTGATTGCCTTCACTATCCCCTTTCCAAACCCGACAATCCCCAGCCCCGCAGCTTTGATCCCGCGCGGAAACATGGAAAGAGCTGCCCCAACGGGCCGGAAGATGCGGCCCCTCCCACTGAACTGCATCATCGATGCGCCAGTTACCGCGTCCGCTTCGGCCTGCGCCACCGCCTGCGCCTCGGTGGCTGCCGTGTTCTTCAGCATCGCCGCCGTCAGGATCGCTTCCCGTCGCGCGGCCATCAGGGCGAAGCCGCTATAGGCATTCAGCGCCGCACCAGCCACAACCATCGCAGGAGCAGCAACAAGAAGTCCGGCGGTAACGCCCGCAATACCAAGCGCCATATTGCGGGCAAGGGTGGGATGACGTTCGGTGAAACTATTTAACTTGTCGAGCGCGTCATTGGTCGATTTGAGCACGCTCGTATAGACCGGGAGCAGTTTCAGCCCGACACTAAGTTCAAGATCATGCGTCTTGGCGGTTATGCCGATCTGCTGCCCTTTAGCTGTTCCTTGCGCGGCGGTAGCCGCCTGCACAATAGTCGGCGATTTCGTTGCATTTTCTTCGTCGCGCTTAATCTGCCGCATATTAAGAAAAAAGGCCGTGAGTATTTTCGCACCCTGCGAATTAGTCACAATAGAAGATATCGCGTCCGTGATACCTTTTTCGTCCGTTATGCCTCTTTTCGCCAGTTGCGGGATAAGAACCTTTGTCACCCACTCAAACTGGTCTCGCCGGAAAACATCTGCTCCCAAGAGTGCACCAGGATTAAGCTGTGCCTGCTGACCTGTTTTGTCATAACGAACCTTGCTAGGATCGCCGATGAGGCCCAGCCGTCCCATGTTTAAGACGGCGCGTTTGCTTGTCTTCCCTTGGTAAAGGTTCTGATACGCAGCGAGCATTCCCGTTCCGACACCTGCGGCATCCTGCGTCTCATTGGCGAGAGACGCAGCATGGTAATATATGCCCTTGTCACTAGATGAGAATGCAGCCGCACCGCCATGTGTTTGAATTTGCCGAAGCATTTCCGGGGTCACGCCGCCGCTCGTCGCCTGGACTTCGCGATTAAGATAATCGGCTTGTGTATCGAAAACAGTTTTACTCTTGGCACCGCCGCGCGCATCAATCACGCGTCCCGCTGTAACCGCTTGGCGTTCGGCATCCTCAGGTGAGGCACCGTACCGTGTCGTGTACGCGAATTTCATTCGAGCAAGTGTCGGAATCGCATGTTCCGCCGCATCACGCTCTCCGAATGCACCAAGAAGATCGCTCATCATCTCGGACATTTCGTTTTTAGAAACACCAAAGATGTTTTGGCGACGCGCAAAATCCAATGCGCCCTTTACATCGCTTTCCTTGAGACCGATGGACTGAGCCTTAACATCAATAACCTGCGATGTTTCAGCTTGCCTGATTGGAGCAACGAAGCCCGCAGCCACCCCCGCCCCTGTAGCGCCGACACCTAGGGCGCGAGATCGAAGTCCTGCCCCATGCTCACCGACCCGCATCGCGCGTGCCTCGGTAACCCTTATGCGCTTTGCTGCGCTCTCTGCCCGCTCTATAGCGCGCGTAAGAACATTGTATTGCCCTGTGAGGCGGTCAATCGGCTTGCCCGCAGCATCCAGGCTTTTGATTTCATCCCGCATCCTGCGGGCATCTCTATTGGCATCCTTGACGGCAGCGCCAATGCGGCGAAACCCGCTTTGTGTGCCCGTAAAAGCACTGCGCAATGATCCGTCAAGCAAGCCGCCGATAATAATAGACGCCTTTAGGCGCTTTTCGGCCATTATTTCTTTGCCTTCGGTAGCTTGCTGATAACGTCTAAAAATTCAGAAGTTGGGAGAGATAGGCAGTCAGACAGTCCCCAGTGACAGAACTGCCCGAGAGCCATGCAGCCGGAAAGAACGTATTCCCGGCTTAGTCGAGGAAAAAACTGTAACCCACCTGAAGGCGGCCATAATCACGTACCGGAAGCTCGTCGAGGTTCGCAGGGGTTACGCCATCAGCGAGCGAGGCCAGTAAGCGGGCTTCATTATCCGCCGTAGCCTTGGGTGTGGCGTTGGGGGCTGGCTGAAACCGCTTCTGTTCGCCTGCGGTCGGCTCCCGCAGCGTGATCGTTTCACGCTTCACGCCGTCGAAGTCCTTCGGGCGTGACAGGGTGACAATGACGGAACTGCCGTCTTCGGCAACGTTGATGTAATCGGGGATTTCGCGGTTCGTGTTCACGATGAAATTCTTTCAGTATGCAGAAGGATGATAGCGGCGCGCACAACGCGCGCCTACCAGTTACATGCCAATAGCGGCCCGGATGTCAGACAGGCTATCAATGCCGCCCTTGTTCCAAACCATGTTAATGACGTCGATTTCTTCCACGAGCTGCCCCCCGAACGTGTCGGAATAATAAAGCAGGTTCATGGAAATCTTCAGGTTAGACTGCTGGCCTGCTTTATGCGTGCCTTCGTCCTTTTCCAGCACCTTTCCGCGCATGATAACTTCGCGCGCCGTAATGGTGCCGTTCCAATCCTCATACGCCTGACGAATGATGAATGACGCGTCCTGTCCTTCACGGGCATAGACGGAACCGAGCAAGCCGGGATCGAACGAAACAACCGTAAAATCCGTATCGAGCGGGTTCATACCCATCGTCAGCTTCAATGCGACGTCAAGTCCACCCGCCCGGAATTCCTCCGTGTTCGCGGTGATCTTCGGCGGGTTCCATTCCGTCACGCTACCAGCGTAGGATTTACCCCCAAAAAACAGGTTCTGGTTTTTGAGGACTAAGCGAGGTCCGGCCATTAGCTAGAGGTCCCGTTGCTGAAAATGGTGGTAATGTATCCGTCGTTAATCGAACTGCGGAACGTCAGGCGTTCAGCCGGGTAAACCGGACCAATATCGAAATCGAAATATACCTGACCGGACTTGACAGCCGCAGCCGTGTTCAATTCCGTATCAGCCCAACACTTGCCGCCCGTGATGGCCCCTTGAGCCGTCAGAGTGCGCAAATAAGAATTGACGTACTGTACGACTTCGGTAACGAAATTTTTCGTAACCCCGGCGTCCACATACTGCAAAACCGCAGACATGAGCGAGGCATTGATAACATCAACAGTTCGCGTCACGCAGAGAAACGAGCCATCGAGTGCGCGATTTCCCCAGGTCGTATATCCCTTGGGAGTGCGAACAATTGTCGTCACAAAAGACGAGTTCAGAACGTTCGCAGCGCATGACCCGGACCCGAGAACAAAATCAATGGGCCGACCAAGCCCCGTGACGCCATTCAAAGGCTTATTGGAGACGCTGGCCCAAAACCCTACAGTCGCATCCGTATAGGCTTGCCGTGCTGCAAATTTAGCAGAAGGCGGAAACATTGTTTCGACACCCGCCGCGTTTTCTTTTGTGGTCCACGGGTCAATCAACATGACGCGCGCACCACCCTGCGCGGCGGCGGCAATCGCGTCGGCGTTGTTCGTGTTCGGGCCGTCAGCGTAAACGACCGCGCCGAGCGTATCGGCAATACCCTTGAGTTCCGCAACAACCGCATTTGTCGCCGTAGCAATCGTCGGACTAAATGCCGCGCCCGTGCCACCGCCTGCCTCGGCTGGAAGCGTGAATTTCGGGTTCGAATAGTCGGAGCCGTTGGCCGTAATCGTGACCCGAGTAACCGCCCCACTGCCATCAATGGTCGCGGTTGCTGCCGCACCCTTTCCGCTATCATCTGAGATCGTGAGCGGGTAGGTTCCGGGAGCGTATCCGGTACCTGCATTAATGACCGCGACGCCCACAATTCCATTTGGGTTCGTCTGATGCGTCCAGCCCGGAGCGCACAGAAGACGCGGGCGTTTACCTGTCACGGATTCCGCAGCCAACAGGCAATGCACGCCGGTATAAGAGCCGGACGCAGCCAAGCCGCCGACGACGTTCGGGATTGTCGCCTTATCGTAAGACGCGCCGACAGTGTTGCCGTTAGCCGAGACAGCAGCAACACGAACCGCAACCACGACCGGGCTGCATTCATCCAAAATATCGGAAAAGGCCGGTGCCAAAGTGCCTACATCACCCTCATTGGCCGGAGCATTCGCCACCAGGGCACCAATCAGAGCGGTATCGCTTCCGCTAACGAGGACGGGTGTATTCAAAGGCCATTTTGTCGGATCTGCATAAGGAGCAGTCCCGACAATGCCGATGACAGAAGAATCAATTGTCGAAGCGCTTTGACTTGCGCCCGCGACATTTTGGACTTCTGCGCCGTGCAAAAAACCACTTGCCATATTGAAAAAAATATCTCCGAGTTGATGGAGATAAAATAATGGAGCGACGCTTGCCGCTCCACTGCTATATGAGAAAACTATTGTATTGACCGACGAAGTTTAGAAACTTCCTTTCTCAATGCCTGAACCTCAGAAACAAGATAAGGAATAATTTCAGAGGTATCGACATGCTGCGGTTTAACATTCCCGTCGTCGTCAACGTCATCCTTTTTGCCTACGACTGCATTCGGCAACACATCAGACAATTCATGCGCGATGAAGCCTGCTTGCCTGCGTCCATCAATCTTCCAATCGAATTCCACTGGCCGAAGTCGATCAAGCACATCCTTGGTCTTGTCGGATGAAAGAGTTTCAACATTCTCTTTCAGGCGATAATCTGAAGTCGTTACATACTGAACCGTACTGCCACGACATACGATAGAACCAATTGAAGACGCCCCTTGGCCCTGAGTATAAAAAGCAACAATCGCGCCATTATTGACACCCGTTCCGATATATAGAGGAACATCGTTAGGGTTGTATTGATAGACGCCGCCGCCACTATAAAACCAACCCTGTGTCCAGGAATAAATTGGGTTGTATCCGCCCGTACTGGTTCCGCTAAAATCTTCTGTTCCATGTCCAATACTGACATTGGCACCAAATGCCGCATTACCCGTAACCCCAGCGCGGTTTGTGAAGCGGACGGTATCGCCAGAATTACCCGAAACCGTATCGGTGTATAGCCAAGCCCCGGAAATATGCAGGTCTCCGGTGATGGTGTCACCGCTCTTCTGCACTTTAGCAGACTGCAACTCACTTTCCGCACCCTGCGCACGGGACACTTCCGACGCCAAAGCAGAGCGCGGCGCATACCAGCTATCAACCCACCCCGTATTGGCAATATGCGAGCCGGTCGAACCGGGCTGATCGGACGGGGTTTTATTCAGCCACGACTCTTCGTTCAGATTTAGCGGACTCGAAACGCCAATGGCCTTCCCGGATTGCGCTACAACAGTGTCAGTATAGAGCCACTTTCCGGCATGAACGTCCCCCGAAAAGTACGCATTCCCCGAAGAAACATAGAAATCGCCCGTGGAGACATTAACGCCGCCAGTGAATGACGGAGAATTCTTATCCGCCTTCCCGTTGTTCAGAGACGTTTCCGCACCCTGCGCACGGCT